TTTTTTACAGAAGTGTGACCAATACCACTAGGAAGATAACCCCGCAAAGATTCAAAACTAATAGAATGCTTCATATCATCAGAAAAGACTTTGAATTTGCTCCTTAATAAACACATAAACCTATGCTTTTGTTCTTCAGACATTCTCATAACATAAGCAAAGAACTCATGGGTAATGTAGGAGTGACTTGCATCATTGGATGATATATCTACATTATAAACAAGACCATTTATACAAATAATAGCATCATCAGAGTCATTATCGATAGTAATTTTATTCTTATCAAACCTAGATTCAAACCATATCTTTTCAAAAATCAAACTAATCAACACTGGATTAGACTCACCATTATATCTAACGGATACATCACCAAACCAGATTGTCTTTCCTTTTGTATGTTTTTTTATGGAATTGGCATTAGGAACTGTAGCTAATGAATTTTCAATTCCAAAATCCACTATAACCCTCGCATACTTACTCTGTTTAGCGATTTCGATCATCTTCAACTTCCACCGTGTAGAATCATCCGCCCACATGTCTCCCTTATAAATATCACCACTTATGACTAAATTTTTAAAAGCTTCTTGCCTAGGAACCATCTTGGGATGGCTCTCTAGTGTAAGTGCTTTAGCAAGATCAATCATATCACCTTCTTGTTGATGTTCACCAAGTTCCTCTTCAATTAAGCTTCGAAAATTTGAATTATAAAGGTCTCTAAAGTAGAAATCTTGATTGCAATTCAAACGTTTGTGAAAGTCATACTTATCAACTAAAATTCCATATTTAAATAGATTTCCTAATTCGTCTTGATCATCATCAGACTTTGGCTCAAACAACTGAAAATGACGACTAACACCCCCAGTGTAATTCTCATTGAAGTCACCCCATACAATACCTCCACAAGGAAAAAACCAACCAAAAATGGTGTAATATTTCTTAGGAAGCAAACCTTTGTTGATACTAGTAGGAAATGTTATCTCACCAGTCTCTTCGTTGAAATACTTCTTGCCACGACATGCAACAAAAAGTTTATTAAACCGCCAAACTTTAGGAATATCATGAATACCAGGATAAAATCTCATTAAACCTTCATTATACACACCATCTGGAAATCGTTTGAACCTCTCCACAATAATCAAATTATTGCAGAGAGGGTCAAGACTTCCTAATTGCTAGGAGCTCAAGCTCTTATTGCTCTGGGCGCCAATGCACAAAATGGGTTGATTACAAATCTTAGTGTTATATGTAATGAAGCTTAACCAAACAAAGTGACATATGGTGTCAAACGTAGATGAAAAATTTTTTATAGAAAAATAATTTTTGTCTACACTTTCTGATATGTAAGCCTTGATTTTGTCAAAACAATGGCCCCAATAAGTTCCATCGGGACCAGCAACGTTAATACTTCCTTGATACTTGATACTTAAATCAGCCAATAAGTTCATATAACAATTACCATATCCATAACTAGAGTACATATTCTTGTTCTTTTCAAAAACATCAAATCTCTTAGTAGTGTACTTCTCCTTCCACAGCATCCAATTAAAAGAAAATAACCTTGACATAAAATTTCTAGTGACTGATGTGTCCTGAATGACATCAATGATTTGTCTAGAAGGAGTACCACAACCAGAAAATTCTTGATGGTGCACAACTTCTTTACTATAAGTAAACATAAAATCATGAATTTTGAGCAATATGGGAAAATATTTCTCACAAAAAGTCTTACGTAGCTGAAAATTCATATTATAAAATAACTTAATTGTCGTAGTAGTATCATCATCGCAACATGGAGGCTTATAAGGTGGGGGTGATGGTGGGGGTGTAATTGGAATGCAACACTCAGGAGGCAACAAAATTAAAGCATCGCCATCATCCTTTGAAATATCAGATTTTCTACAACATTTATCAATATTTTTAATATCATCATCATTATCATAATCATCGTTTAAATTTTGAATAAATAACAAACTATCAGAATTATTTTTCTCATTCAACATTTCTTGACCTAGTTCAAGTGCTATAAGGTAATCACTTTCTGCAACATCATCGGAGATAAGTGACACGTCATCACTGACTATAATCTTAGATGGCTCGTCCTTGGACGTAATATCAATCTCATCTAATTTTATTGTCTTATCTCCAATGACTATAGGGTTGTTGTTGAGTAATGGCGAAGATTCATTATTAAAGGATGGCTCGCTTGAAGGCGTAAATATATTCTCATCTTTTAATAAACACAAATTATTTATGTCAACTAAACCTTGCGAATTAGTGGTATAAGTGGATGCTAAAGAATTTTGGAAAGTATCTTTTGTTATTTTTTTATCAGCTCTCATTTTTATTAATTTTTGCTTCGTAATTTTAATATCAAAAGTTTCTCCACGTGAACGCAATTCAGTAAAAGACACTGAGCATGCCTTTTGTTCATCCTTTGTCATATTCATTTTTTTCTTTAAATCATTCATTTGTTTAAACCACATAGAATTTTCTTTTTTTTCAACAATTTTTTTATCAACTACCTTGACGGATGGCAAAATGCTGTTTCCAAATTTGTTTAGCGGTTCATCAAGATTGTCGTTTGGGTCACCTTCAAGAAAAATATCACAAGGCATGCAATAATCTGCATCAGCTGATTCTTCCCCTAGCAAAGATTCTTTGTAAGCTTCCATGAAATCGTATCCAGACCTAAAACTTTTCCCACTTTCTGTATCAGGAATGTGAAAATGGTATTCTTCACAGCAAATAAACCCATACTCAAGACTCCTACACTCCAACAAATCAACCAAAGGCACCTCATCATCAGCACAAGTTACTTTAGGTTGACGCCCGACCTTATTGATCTTTCTCTTGACATAGAATGCACTAGCTTTGTTTTTCTTTGAAAAACGACTACATGGATGAGCGTGGCGTTTATTACAACCTTTTATTCTGCAATATTTAACAAATTGGTGGTCGTCAGTGTTGCTATAAGAACCATTATTTCCATTCAATTGTGAAAATGCTACAAAATTATGAGAATAAAACTGGCGAATTTGATTACATACCTCATGCATCACAAGACCATCTCTACTGAGAAAAGGATCACTTCGTACTAATTCAACAAGATCACGAAAATAAGAATTAACGTACTCAATTGCCTCATCATAAGTTGGAACAGTGATTACAATGAGTTGACCTAATAATTGTTCTAAATTAGACAACGAATAAACAACGCACACAATTTTGAATTCAACTCCAGTCCATATTAGGTCCGGGATCAACTTGCTGCTCAATAGTAAGTCTCTAGTGTAAAAATCAAAAATAGGATCTTCACCAGGACCATCCCCAGCAATATCACTTGAATACTCCTTTCCTGTTTGAACAACCTCATAATCATCATTCATAGATAAAGTGGCAAATTCACTAGCAAAGTCATAAACATCTTCAATTTCCAATGATTCTAACTCACTAACTATAGGACAAACTTCTTCCACTGTAATGTCTTTACACAAATTAGTTTCAAAATACTCAGGCATCCTTATACCGACCAACCTAATCTCACTTGAATGAATATTCTTAGCAATCTTGATTGTATTCCTCATTGGATGATTTGGTAAATGGAAATCCCTATCCTCCTTCAAATAGTCGTCCAAATCCAAAGTTCTAAACACAATTGGACCTCCAAAACCTGTGAAACTTCCATTTTTATTCCTAGTCCACTCCAATGCATACAATCTCTGATCATATTTGAACTTAGTTCTGTAATCACTCCCATGACTAATAGTTAAAGGTATTATGCAACCATTCACATACAAATTGTTGCATCCTTGTCCAAATCTTGTACCCAAAAAGCCACGTTTTTCCAAATTGTGAGGCTTAATGACTAATATATCTCTAACTTTTCTAGCATAAGAATAGCGTACAGATACAAGACCTATATTGCCAACACACAAAGAAAAATACTTAGAGAAGTCACTCATAATCTTACGCGGATTAACACACAAATCATTACAAGCTACGTAATAAGAATAAGTCTCGATATTCCCTGTATCTCTACTCACCCTATCATCGACCATCAACTTGTAATATTCCTTATAAAAAGGACGTGTTTGCAACATACTACGATGCTTTAATCTACTATATCCTGAACTCTTCACATGTCGTGCTGAGGTATACCTGACCATATACCACAAGGCAAATTGCACATATGAAATGAATTTTCCATTAATCCAGAAATTGACTTTTCTTTTTTTTATATTAGATTCTGAAGAATAATAATCATTAATTTGATCAAATAATTCTTTAACTGCATAACCTTCCATAGGCCTCCCATTACGACTAAAATTGGTGACATGCTTTCCGCTCATAGGTGGAATTTTCTTCGTAGGTACAACATGAGTAGAACTATCAATGTTCTCTTGAACCAAAAATTTACTCTTGTTGTTCTTTTTCCTTCCTAGTCGAAGTCGATTGAAGTCGTCATCACGAACTTCATCTTCAAACTTGACATCACTCGATTCTTTTGTAACAGTGTTACTACCAATCTCTTCTTCCCCAAAAAGAGCCACATTCTCATTAAAAGCTTTGTATTTATTAAAATGTTTTTTGTTATTGGTGACGGGCATAATTTTATTAGCAATATTAATTTAAATTGTTTCTTTGTGAGAAACTTATACGTCCAAAGGATTTGATTAAAGTGAGTTCATCTCACTGTTAGGGTTACAATATATGAATTATTTTTATATTTGTATATCTTTATTTTTCTTTTTGTTTGTTTTATATTTTATTTATATTTTTTTTATTTTATTTTTATTTTTATATTTTTATTTATATATATTATATTAATTACAATAAAGAAGTATAATCACTACTTAAGTACTCTAGCATAATATCGAAAGAATA